TTGGGCTGTCGTTTTTGATCCACAATCTTCATATTGTTACTGGTGAAAACTAGGCAATTAAGCTGACCTGTTAAATCAAAACAACACCCTCAAAACTAAATAGATTTAATTAGAATTTAGGTTCCTACATTACATGAGAGAAACAATGAGCAATCAACAAGAATTAACCGCAGAACAGTATGTGACCCTAGCCAAGATCGACAGCCTTGCAAAGCAAAACGCGCAGCAAGCCATTCGCATCGCGGACCTCGAGGCGCAGTTGTCTTTATATCAACAGCAACAGCAGCAGGCACAAAACGAAGCCTCTGAGCAAAACGGCGAGCAAGCGCCGGCAGAGTTCGAGCCCGTTGAAGTCGAAGCGCATTAAATAATTGGGAGGGTAGTACCGTGGAAGACAGCGCGAAACAAGCACTCGATTGGTTGTCAGTCGGCGCGGCGGTATCTACCCTCGCCGGCTGGCTCCCGCCAGTTGCCAGTTTATTAACGATCATCTGGATGAGTTTGCGGATTTGGCAAGATCCGTTGATTATGAAATGGCGCGGCAAATCATAAATGCTCCCAGAAAAAAGCCTTAAATTGATCGGCGTGATTATTGGGTGGGGAGTTGTTTTTGTGATGCTAGTCGTGCCGATGATTTACATATATTCAAATTACTGGCGAAGGTGAAGGTGACCTATGGATTCCGTCGAGTTGCTTTCGCAATTGTGGGCACCTTTGGTGGGCGTAACGCTGTTGATTTACACAATCTCGCGGCTCATTGGCGACGTTGAAACTCTGAAATCGAAGGTCGAAGTGCTGTTCAATTTGTTCAATAACCTTAAGGACAAGGACGACAAAAAATGAGATTCAATGATATCAAAACCCTCTTGGGGTCGGTTGCCCCAACGATTGGCGCGGCTTTAGGGGGACCGGTTGGGGGCGCTGCCGGGTCTGTTATTGCCAACGTGCTTGGCGTACCAAACGAGCCTAAAGCTATCGAGCGTGCGGTCAAAGCAGCAACGCCTGAGCAACTTGCGGAACTTAAAAAGGCCGAGCTAGATTTTCAAGTGCAAATGCAGCAGCTCGAGGTGGACGTATTTGCATTAGAAACCGCCGACGTTCAAAACGCTCGTCAAGCGTATGCCAGCAGCGGTGACTGGACGCCTAAATTCATTGCAGTTTGCTGCGTGCTGTTTTTTGGTGGATATATCGCGCTGGTGACTATATTGCCACCGGACGCAAACAGCGACACGATTGTGTCGTTGGTGCTTGGATATCTGGGCGGCATCGTCAGCTCGATCATTTCGTTTTACTACGGCGCGAGCCACGATCATAAGGGCTGAAAATGAACAGATTGCGAGACATGATCAAGCGCCATGAGGGAGTTGAAACCCACTGCTACAAAGACCACCTTGGGCTTGAAACGATCGGCGTTGGCCGTTGCATTGCGGAGGGATCGCTTGGACTTAGCGACGATGAGATCGACTACTTGCTCGACAACGATATTGTGCGCTGTATCAAAGAGCTAACGCGATCGCTGCCGTGGTTCAGCTCCCTTGATGAAGTGCGCAAAGAAGCACTAATTGATCTTTGCTTTAACTTAGGGCTTACAAGATTACTTGGATTTAAAAAAGCGCTTGCGGCAGTTGAGGTAAGCGACTGGGACACGGCCAAGGTTGAATTGCTCGATTCACGTTGGGCAACTCAAGTCGGCAATCGAGCGCAAGAGATTGCGGAAATGATCCGCAGCGGTGTTTATCAGCAGGCATAAAAAACCCCGCCTGAGCGGGGTGATTTATTATTACTAATATTATAATCAGTATTTATCTCTCAATTTATATTCCGAGACAACTTCATATTGTCGCGCCCATAGTTGATCACGGAAGATAACCCCCCTGTCCTGCAAGAGTTGCATCATTTTATAAACCGAATTTTGCGTGGTTTTTATGCCACGCGCTATTTCGTTCTGACTCGGATTTTTGCCGTTCTCGAGCGCAAATCGTTTTACAAATTCCAGCAAATCGTGCTGGCGCGGTGTGACATCATGCAGCATTTTGGCTTGCCTCTTTAATTAGTTTGATCCGCACAGACTTTGAGCGCTCTGGATTTTTACCGGCGTACACGACGGTCTTTTCCTCACGTCCGTTCGTCATTGGCCACTCAAGATGGTAACGCTTGCCAACTCCGGCGACGTGATCGCCAAGCGCTATTTTGAGCAAGTTTTGGCAAGCATCAATTTTCGCGTCCATCGCCTTTTTTACGCGCTTGGCGTCAGCGATTTCTTCACAGATATCGTCGATATCCTCATCAAAATCTGCCAGCGGTTTGGCGTCGAACTCTAGCGGCTCAGGCCAGATCGTGTTTGCGTCGTCGCTTGATTCAGGCGCATAGAAATCTTGCTCGGTAATGCGGCGGTCGAAGTCGCGCACCCGGTTTGCAATTATTGTCTGCACCGAGGGGGCGTTATCGTAAAAATACAACCTCAAATCAAAACCGCCGTACAAAGTCGCCACCACGCCCCACTTGAGCGAGGTACACATCATTTGCGCCTGAAGCTGAAGCGGACCGCGATACGGTGCAGGACCGTCGCCCGGCTTAACGCTGGTATTTTTGCACTCGATAATGCCAGTGCCCCGCAGCGTGATTTTTTTGCTGGGCGTGAACACATAAATACCCTTCTCAGGATTGTGCTCGACAACGGTGTCAGCAAAGCAAGTGGCATCAAGCGAGCACGCAAGCGCTAACAGTTTGTGAAAAAATGGCTCGTCATAATCAAGCTTCAGCTTGCTGCCGCCGATGGTTTCGCACGCAGCTTGCGCTAAAAAGCCCTCAATACGGTCGCCAAACGCGGCTTGCTTGCTCTGCACATAATCGGGAGGCGCTATGCCATTGCTCGCGTTGATGCACGATCGCAGGCAATCGTTGGGAGTTTTGTATTTATCTTGACCGAGGATGGCCGCGATAATGCTGGCCGAAGCCATGTGGTTTGGGGTTACTTTTCCTACCATGATAGTGCCCCTGTTTTCAGTGCATATATCATGTAGAATGAAAAAACCATCGACGCGCTGCACAGTGTCACCACTGCAATCTCGCCGATTGTCTTTACAAATTCCGTTATCTGCGGTGTTTGTTTCCCCTCCGAAATGATTGGATCACAATAGACACGTCCTGCGGTGTTACCGCAATATTTATTATACCGAATCTCATATCGGCGAAAGCTAGTTAAATTGGGCGTTTTCATGCTTTTTACGTTCATATCTTACCCTCGTCCTTATCGGATTGTTTTATAATGTTTGAGCGTTCGTACCCCTTCTCGGAGCTTGATCGCTGTACTTTGCACTTCCCATTGCGCTGCCCTTACGCGCTCGCTGACTCTCCCGTTATGGTTATGAATCAAATCTAATTTGTCTGCCAATGCGCGCAGCTCAGTCGCTGCCGTCGCAATGTGCTCATCAGAAGCCAGCGGTACGCTAATGCGCACGCTTTTGCCCGGATATTGAAATTCAGTCGTTGCTCTTGGCATACTCATCCTTTGCTTTTGCAATCTGCCCATACGGCAAGCCAAATTTGCGCGAAATCATAGAAATTCCCATTTCGGGATGCGCTGCAACTATATCTTGTGCTGTTTTTATCCCATCTTGAGAGATCAAGTCAACTACATCTTCGGATATAATCTCAGACTGCGCCAATTCGTTTCTAACACTCAAGCGCGGTTTGATGCCGCAATTGTCCATTATGTTGCGCGCCATGCTGGCGGTCCACAGCGTGCGCCCTCGAGGACTGACAATCCTTTTCGCCGTTAAACTTTTGGCGAAATCGCCGGAGCTGCGACAGCCACGGTCATAAAGCCCCTGCATCACCGGCAAAATTTCAACAATATAATCTTGTTTTTGCGCAGCCCTTGCCTTTGTTGCTTCTGCCGCTGCCAATTTGGTCGTTTTGATATTCCCGAGCGTAGTAATTACCTTGCCTTTTTTGGTGATGTGTTTGCCTGTGCGCTTAATTTCGCTCTGGATCTTGTCATACGCCTTTTGAGCGCGCGCCTTGGTTTCAGTCACTTCAAACTCCGCAACGCTGGCCATCACCTTCAGCACCTCGCGCGTCTTGCCCGGTTCGTTCAAGCTGGCTACATCCGGCGTGCAGACCTCGATCCCATGTTTTATCATCTTGCCAATCACGTCGGCATTTCGGCTCATTTGACCAAATGTCGGAATGAGCAAAATTGCTTTGGCCAGTTGTGCCAATCGCAGCGCGCGCTCGAGTTCCGGGCGCTTGCTTCTTTTGCGCCCTTTTTCGCTTTCTATAACCTGTCCCGCTATTTTGTATCCCCGCGTTTCACACCATTCAGCCGCCAATTCTTGCTGATATTGCAAGCCCTTGCCGCCTGTCCGATCGCGGTAATATACGATCGCCTTCACTTTAGCCCCCTGCTTAATTTTTCTTTTTATGAAAAAAGTTGCGTTATATCAAGGTATAAACACCAAACTACATAATTACACCCTTGACCCACCATACCCGAACAAATACCGTTTGCCAAGCGTAGGGGTGTTTCGGTGTTTGTACGCCGATCACACAAAAATCAACACATTGGCCAAAAGCTATGGTTGACAGTCGCGCCAAGGGCGCAGGATTCGAGCGAGAGATCGCCAATCTAATCTATGAGCATTTGGGCATCACTGTGCGGCGAGACCTCGATCAATATCGAGAATCGCTACACGGCGACCTCATTGGACTGGATGGCTGGACAATCGAATGCAAGCGGTACGCCGATAACAGCAGCTTTCTGCACCGACCAGAGTGGTGGACGCAGACTTGCAATGCGGCGCGCGGCAACAATCCCGTGTTGATTTACAAGTTTGATCGACGGCCAATCCGTTGCGTTTTTCCCCTGCACATACTGAATAAAGGTCTCGGAGAGACAAACGATCAGGTTTGTACAACCAGCTTTGAAACGTGGTGTTACGTTGTGCGTAACGTCGAGCCTTATTAAATAAACGAAAAATATAAGGAAAATATATGTCGATTTTAGGTTTAGCGGGTGATGAAAGTGGTGGTGGCAGCTTATATATAAAATATAAAGCGCAAGCGCGGTTGTGGGGCGAAAAGGATGTCGAGTTTGATATGGCTGGCGTCAAAATCATCTGCGACATGGATTCAGTGAAAACCGGCTGGATTTTCTGGCCTGAAGGCGGCGGCGGTCCTGAAAAAGTTTGGGCCGAAACATTAGGGCAGCGCATCCCCTCCCCCGGCAAAGATTTCAAAATGGCTTTTACCGTCGAGTTTTCACTTGATGGCGAGCGAAAAATCTGGGAAAGCACACAAACCGGCGCGCTCATGGGCTTTGATGAGCTATATGACGCAATGTCGGCAGCTCGAGAAGGCAACAAGCTGGCTGAATTAAAGTGGGAAGGTGCAGAACCCAAGCAAGTCGGCAAAGGCAACACGTCAATTCCAAAATGGTCGATTGTCGGCTGGGTTGATCGCCCTACCGAGCTGCTGCGCGATGATGATCTGGAGTCTGCCGGCGCTGCCGCATCATGGTAAAGGCTACCCCTCACGCTGGCGGGGTCATACCTAACCCCTCGCCCCTTACCCGCCGGCGTGGGGTTTCTTCATGATGAGCGAGCGAGAGCACGATATTTCTGGCGACGCGATGCTGAAAATATGCCTCGCGTTGTTCGGCGATCCGAGCCAAGTAAACGGCAACGAGTACCGCTGGGGCACCCACGGATCGAAGCGCCTGACGATCGATAACGGGCAGTTTTACGATTATGAGCTGGAGAAAGGCGGCAACGCGATCAGCCTACTGCAACTCCACGGCGATGGTCGACCGATTCACGAACAGCTTGACGAGCATGGGTGTCGATTGCAGCCAGTACCGCCAAGGCCAGAGTCATTTAAGGAAGTAGCGCGCTACTTTTACACCGATGAAGATGGCGTCATCCGCTATCAGGTTGCACGCGAGGAAAGTGCGCGCGGTAACAAGCGATTCAAGCAGTTTGATGCCGCCGGCAAACCGGGTATTAAAGGCAAAGGCATCGATCCCCTGCCCTATCGTTTGCATGAAATCGCCTCGAGGCCGGATGAGGCAGTTCACATCCTCGAGGGCGAAAAGTGCTGCGAGGCATTGATCGCAGAGATGGGTGTGCTGGCTACCACGAACAGCGGCGGCGGCGGTCAGTGGGGCGAAATTCATTCGATGAGATTGCGCGATCGCACTTGCTATGTGTTTGAAGATAACGATGCGAAAGGTCGAGCGCACGCGCGCAAGGTTATCGAGTCGCTGCGCCCGTTTACCGATAGCATACAGTTGATTCATTTCCGGGAATTTGGCGATAAGTACGACGCTGCTGACTTCCTAAAGACGCACGATTACGTCGAATTAATGGAACGAGCCGAATATGTCGACGAAAACACTGTCGAAATAGAGCTTGATTTTGAATCTGACGAGGATTCGGGCATCCCACTCAGTTATGAGGTGCTCTCAATCGCGGATTTGTACGCTATGCCGCCGGCAAAGTGGTTGATCGATGGCGTCATTGCAGAGCGCGAGCTGACGGTACTGTATGCGCCGCCGGGCGAAGGCAAGACGTTTTTGGCGTTGGATTTTGCCTTGCACGTCGCTGCCGGGCGCGATTGGAATAATCGCACCACGACTCCAGGTCGAGTTCTATACATCGCCGGCGAGGGCGTTTCTGGCCTCCCGGCGCGGGTTAAGGCGTGGCACCAGCACAACGGCTACGAGCCGATAGATAACTTTTACATATTGCCGCAAACCGTTGAAATGATTGACCCTGCGAGTATGTTTCGATTGGGCAATACCATCGCCGAAATGGGCGAATTTGACTTAATCGTGATCGATACCGTGGCGCGAGCGCTTGCCGGCGCTGAAGAAAACAGCGCGACGGATATGGGTAAATTTATCGGCGCGTGCGGCAAATTGCAGAGCGATCACAACGCCAGCGTGTTGGGAATCCATCACTCCGGCAAAGATGTCGGGCGCGGTATGCGCGGCAGCTCGAGTTTGCTTGGCGCGGTCAACACCTCGATGAGCTGCAAGCGGGTCGATGACAACCAGATCAAGCTGACCTTCGAAAAGCAAAAAGACATCGAGATCGCCGAGCCGATTGCGCTGGATATGGTGCAAGTACAGGTTGGCGACGGCTTGCTTGGCCAAACTTCGATAGCGCTTGAGCTGGCGACCATCATTGCGGAAGAAAAGCAGAAATTCCAATTGACGACCAACGAGCGGTTGACGTTGAAAGCGCTGCGCAGTGCCGTCTTTAGAGTCGGCAAAGCGCCGGTGTCTAACCGAGTAAATGGCATGGCTATGGTGGTCAGTCTCGATGATTGGCGCGAGGAAGCGCGCAATCTGATGGATACCGGCAAGAAAAGTTGGTACACGGCATTTGCGCGATCGGTAAGTCGATTGGTCGAGCGAGAGGTAGTTGGCAAGCATAACGATGAGCATTGGGTGCTCGAATGAATGAGCACTGGCTGCGGCAGGATTTGTTGATCTATGAGATCGAGCAGCAAGGCAACTCGCTCAAAGAGGCGCATATCCGAGGCATTTTGGACCTCAGCGACAAAGAATTTGAGGTGCTCGAGCAAGCGCGCGATTTGATGGAGGCACTGGCCGAGCAAATGGCCGAGGATTTGGCGTTCGCGGAAGAGGTCGAACCAGATCCGGTGCTTTGGTTTAAACAGCATTATTCGGACTGGTGGTAATGGCGAAACTGACAATTGAACTACATGAAAGCGACATCGATGAGCTGATCGAAGAGCTGACCAAGCTGCGGGGGCAAGTCACCGAGCTATGGGATGATTCGAGGCGACTGATTTATGAAATGGAAGATATGACGGACAAAATGCGCAAGATTGTTGCGCCGTTTGGCGGTGAGCATGACGACATTTAACTGTATATCCATACAGACATAGTCATCACTAAGGGGTGATGACTCGAGGATATAGTCATCACCCCAAATGATGACTCAGTCATCAGAGTCATCACCCGAGTCATCAAAGTGATGACTCACGCAAGTAATTGATATTAATAAAAAAAGAGGAAATAGTCATCATCGAGTCATCACCTACACGGTCAACAAATCATGAGTCATCACCTTACCCACCACCCTATAGGGTGGGGGTAATGATGACTACTGATGACTGGGGTTAAACAATGCAAAAAAATATCGAACTAGAAAGCATCACAAGTGGAATTGACGCGTTGCGCGAAGCAACGGATCGGAAGTGGGGAAAAGATTATCTGCGCCTCAAGGTCAGCCCAGAGACGCGCTTCAAATGGGATGCTCAGGTCGAGCGTTATGAAAAGGCGGTCAAGGCGAATCATTTGCCATCTGTGCGAGTTCACGCGAAATCTATTACTGCCGGATTTGATGCGCTCGAGCGGGAAGCTGAGAGGCTAGGCTTCAGCCCTACCCCGCCGACAATCTGGACGGCCAAGGCTGGGCCTCGTCATACCCCGATTCATATTGTGAAAGAGAAAGAGCACGTTGATCTGGCTGAGAATGAGGGTGTAGTCACGTTCACCCTTGATGAGCTAGTAAAAATGATCCCGGTGAACATTATCGCCATAAAGGCGCAGTTTACCGGCACACGAATAACCAATTGGGAAGAGGTGGATTTTAAAGATGACGATATCCCGTTCTGAAAACGTACACGCGCCAGCTCATTATGCCGGCGATATCGAGTGCATCGACGCGATGGTGCAGCAATTTGGCGACGATGCGGTCAAAACCGCTTGCGTGGTCCAAGCGTTTGAGATGCTTTGGAGATGGACAAAGAAAGGCGACCCGGATGAGAACCTCGAGAAAGCGCACTGGTGGCTCTCGTTTGCGATTGGGCAAGATCCACGCAGCGAGCGCTCATCGGACCGCATGAAACGCGGTCGCAAGCTAAACACCATAACAGGCGAGGAGACAGTGATCGATGCAAATTCAAGTCGGAACTAACATCCACGAATTCAAAAGGCAGCTCAAGAAAGTACAGCACAAGCAATTGCCTTTTGCCTATCAGGAAGCGCTGAACGATACAGCTTTTCAGGCGATGAGAGCCGCTAAAAAGCACATGCGAGAAACCTTCGAGCGACCAATTGTCGGCTACATACCCAAAGGCATAACCGTTCAAAAGGCTGTCAAAAATAAAAACATCGATCAGATGATGGCTAGGGTGGATCTCGAAGATTTTGGCGATAAAGGCCAAGCGCGTCGGGACATTATGAAGCCGCACATTTTGGGAGGCACTCGACGACAGAAGAAAGCCGAGCGCTTGTTTGTTGGCTCTGGGCGATATCTCTATGCCGGCAGAGATGCGCCGCGCAATCGATACGGAAACCTTCACAATGCTCAGATCGTCAAAGCGATTTCGGATATCGGACGCAATACAGACGCCGGGCAAAACACCAAGCGGCGCAAGAAAAAATACTTTGCGATCAATACCAACAAGCAAAGGACGATCATCATGCAGCGCAACGGCAACACTGCCACGCCGTTTATGGTCGAGGGCAAAAAGCCGCAATATAAAAAGCGTTTCCAGTTTTATGAGGTCATAACTAAAACGGCTAGACAAAACTTCCCGAGGAACATGACGCGAAACCTACGCAAAGCGATGAAGACTGCGCGCTAATGGATTTGCAGCAAACACAATCAAACGGCAACAAACCCCTGTCGACTGGCAAGTTTGCAACACGTTTGGAATTGATCGCAAAGGTCGCACAGTACAAGCGCCAGCGCCGCTCTCAAGAGCACTGTGCGCGGGTTTGCGGCGTCAGTAGGTCTACAATTGCCAAGATATATCGTGCTTTGTAGGGCATTTGGCGCGGGTCCTTCTGGCTCGATGCCGTGTGCGGGTAGTTCGAACTGCGATTTTTTAATAGTGAATAGATTTAAAAGGCATTAAAAATGAGGTCTATATAACCAAATGAAACAAGGACGCAAAACAGCAGCGGTCGAGGCCGAGGGAGTCGAGGATTATGCGAAATATAATGCGGCGCGCGCAAAACGTGAAGCGGCGAATGCTGAACTCGCAGAGCTGGTTCTACGCGAAAAAGAAAACGAACTTGTCGAAGTTGCCAGCGTCAAAAAGGAAGCCGACGCCGCCGCGCGTGAAGTAAAAAACGCATTTTTGGCACTGCCGGAGCGTATTTCATCCATTTTGGTTGGGCGCACTGAGAAAGAGATATTGTTCGAGCTGCGCCGCGAGGTAAAAAACACTTTGGAACTGGTAGCCGATCGTGTACAGCCAAACTTATAGCGAGGCGCTGCGCCCTGAGCCCGATCTGACCGTCAGCG